TAGTACTTTCCGCTGAAATCCAAGAGAAGGAGCTAACTGAGCGGTTAGAGGCTGAGACTGCGCAACTATTGAGCAAGAAAGGTGATACTAATGATATCGTGGACTTGTAGATGTTTACGTCCTATAAGATACGTTATGAGGACAAAACGCCTTGACAACTTATTATTTATAGTGTAAACTTTCCATATAAAAAATGGAGGTTACGCTATGAAAAAGTATGTTAGATTGACTGATAAAGAGAAAGTGGACATAATCAAAGGATACACTGTTGGATTAGTTCCTATGATTGAATTGGCTGCAAAATACAATATTGTTAGGCAGGCCGTTCATAAAATTTTAAAATCAGCGGGAATTGATACGAGTAAGGCTGGCGCTGCGCATATTAAAATGTCATGTTGTTGTTGCGGTAAAGAAATTATACGCTTACGTTGTCAAGTTCGGAGCACTAAGCATATGTTTTGTGGCGAAGATTGTTATTTTGCTTGGCTTAAACATGGCAATGGTAATCCCCTCTTGATACATCGGCAAGCTGCACGATCAGCAAGAGAAGTCATATCAAGATATTATGCACTTCGGCCTGATGAAATAGCACATCATGAAGATCGTAATCAGAATCATAATCTTATTCAGAATTTAAAAGTGTTTAAGAATCAGGGTGATCATGTGCGTTATCATCGTGGTTTCATTGTACCGATAATGTTCGACGGGAATTTAATAAAATGATTTTGCGTCGCGGTTCCAGCTGCAACTTGAATCAATCGGAGCGCCTTAATCTCCTGCATGCTGAGGATAAAAGGGGTCGGTCACCAGGTCATCCTACCCCGGGGGTAGGTAAGCAAGGCGTATTGGGACGGCAACACCCCGGGATCAGGCGGGCGCCCTTCCCTTCCGCCATTGAGAAAAAACAACGGGAAATTCTAGTCGCATTTTTAGCCTCCCGTAGAAGTAAACTGGCTTATGGGATTGGATCTGGACTATTCGGGCTGACTGTTTCGCGGGATGATGTAAATGTCCGGAATAAGACCGTTTATCGGGAAAGGTAGGGTAGTATGACCGATAAGAAGACCGATCCACCCCCGCTTGCTCCTGGGGATGATGGGGAAGATGAGCGCATTCCTGTTGGTTCTGATGACGGGATAGATATCCGGCCGGGGTTTTACGATGACTGAAGTTTTAAAGCCACTATCGAAGGAAGAAAAAGCCAAGATTCTTACTCTCCAGAAGTTTCGCAGGGATAATTTGATTTATTACTTCAAACCTGGTGGTAAAATGTATCCCAATCCTTTTCAGTCGGCTATACTGAAGGCTTGGAAGGATGAGACCAAGAAGGTATTTGTGGGGTCGGGCGCAAACCGCAAAGGAAAATGCGTAACATATCATACACTTATAGATACACCTAATGGCAAGATTCCTGTAGGTAAATTGTATGAAGCAGGTAAGTCATTTGATGTTTTTGCATGGGATGGTGGGAAGAAAGTTATAGCACGGGCTTCAGCTCCTTTTAAAAAAGACGGCCTTCATAAGTGCTATCGGATTACGATGTTGGATGGCCAGTGGGTAGAGGTTGCCGATGATCATCGTATTTTAACTAGTTGTGGTTGGTGGTTCGTTCAAGAGCTTCACGATGTTTTTCGGAATTCGTTTTCCCCTTGTTCGCCAGAGAAATCTTCTTCTTCCCTTCATCAGTCCATTTCGGAATTTTGCCCTTCAGCTCTGTTTTCAGATGATGGGCATTCGTCTGAAAAACCATCAAATTGTCAGGGTGATTGTTTAAATGATTTCCGTCTATATGATGGACAACCTCTGAAGGTGTTAGATAACGTCCAAGTTTCTTTTCCATTACAAGGCGGTGTTCAGCAATGTAATGATTTTTATGCGCGTAAGGATGATCGGGCATCCAAACATGCCAATAACCTTTTATTAAAATTCTTCCACCAGTCCAGCAAGGATGACCTTCGCCACTTCTGGGGCCAGTGCGTTGAGTTTTTATCCCGTATCTTCGGCAAAATTTCGACATTTTTTTACGAGGTATGCCAGTTATTTCCGAAACTTTCCATTGCTGAAGTTTCTGGACTTCAATTAAATTCCGAAGTTGATCAACATCAATTACACGTTTTTGACTCATATACACCTCCCATTGACTTTAATAGAATAGAGAGTATCATTCCTATTGACCCCTGTCAAGAGGTTTACGATTTTGAGGTTCCGGTTTATCACAATTATTGCGCGGGTGGCTTGATTCATCACAATACTACAATCGGCGTTATAATTGGCTACAGTGTTATGTTTGGCGAGTGGCCATGGAGCGGGGAGAAAATCCCTTTTCCCCATGATGATCCCCGGCTTGTCCTTTATGTTGGCCAAGGTTGGGAAGCCCACATTCAAAAGGTTGTCGAGCCCGAACTTATGAAGTGGTGGCCGAAGCAGCGTGGAGACATCAACAAGGTAACCAAGAAGAATAATCAGGGGGTTAGATTCTTGTGGGAAGATCCGGTTACTAAGTCTCAACTTCATGTGGCATCCAACTTCCAAGAGAGCGATACATTTGAAGGTCCGCCATGGGATCTGATCATTTACGATGAGCCCCCAAAGCGTGAAAACCGGGTAGCTGCAATGCGTGGATTGACTGATCGTGCCGGCCGTGAACTATTTGTTATGACCATGTTGAAAGAGGCTTGGATCCAAAGGGAAGTAATTAAAGCCAGATTGGAAAACGGCAATCCCGATCCCAGTGTGTTTACGGTTGATGGGGACATCTGGGACAATGTATCAAGATGTCTAGTCTGCGGGGGGATGATACTCAGGCTTCAGAGGGTGGAAACTGGAAATTTTGTAGCCATTTGTGGGAAGTGTGGTCCCCAGATAAAATACGATCATCGTGGTTTGACTCTTGAAGGTGTCGACCAGTTTGCCAAAGGACTTAAATCTAATGAGAAGAAGGCGCGTCTTTCTGGTCGCCCCTCTTACATGGATAATGTTGTACTGCCGAATTTTGACCGAAGCCGTAACCTTCGTCCACGCATTGAGAAAATTCCCCTTAACTGGATATTTGATATCAGCATCGATTTCCATCCATCCAAACCCTGGGCCGTGTTGTTCATGGGTACCGATCCAATGGGTTTTAAATATTTCACTCACTGGATGAGTTTTAATGGCGGTCCCAACTTCGCCGGTGATGAGATAATTAAATACGCACACGACCGTCATATGTATATCAACTCTATTACTATCGATCCGCTGTCTAAGGGTGACCAGCAGGCGCATGATGAAGATGAGGCTGCCACAGTCTTTGCAAAACTCGAAGCTAAATTTGAATCCTATGGTTATACATTGGAAACCGCTTCCAAAGATAAGACCAATGGGATCTCCATGTTGAATGATTTATTCTGGACTGAGAATGAAATGGCCGGATTATTTGTTTTCGATGATCTGGGAACTGTTAGTGATCAGCTTGAAAACTGGATGTATAATCCCGATACCTTAGTTGCGGCAAAAAAGGATGATGAGGCGTGCGAATTGGCGTACCGGCTGGCTCTGAAGAATACCCAGTGGTTCGATCATAGGCAGGCAACCAGGGAACGCGAGGAACCTCCGGAGAAGGAATTTGATCCTTTGGGACGTAATCATTAGAAAAAACTTTACAACTATTTAGGGAATATGTTATCATAAATAAAAATGGAGGTCGTTATGAAAAGTTTATTTCGACTTTTAAATAATCAGCGGGGGAATTTCGGCTCGCCTAAGATTCCATCCGTAGATCCCGTCAATACAGCCGGTGAGGATGCTAATGCTGCCCGTGCATCAGCCCTCGCTGCTCAATCCGAAGCTGAAAAGTTAAAGCAGGAGAAGGGTTCCGCAGCTGATATTCTTACCGGACCCGGAGGCGCTATTAGTCCTACAACTAAACGGAAAACGCTTCTTGGCGCAGAATAGGAGAGACTATATGATCAGATCAGGATTTACCTGTATTTACGAAAGTGTGGATGGTGAAAAAATAGTTTCCATGTGTCTCTACCATGACTATGTTATTGTTGCTACGGAAAATAAAGTTTTACGAATTAAAAATGCAGATAATGATGGGTTGATAGAAATTGATCTACTTGCAAGTAGCAGCCAGCTCAAGGGGGATTGATTATGGCAACGACATTAAATGCTTGTTGGAAGGCTCCTGATACAGAAGCTATAAAAATTATCCAATCTTGGCAAGCTGACTTAGAATCTATTCGCCAAGACTATGAACCCTTGTGGCAGGATATAATAGATTATTTAGCTTTCAACCGTTTTAATTTCCTACAAAATAAGCAGAAGGGCCAGAAGGCCAATACTCTCGTCTATGATGGCTCTCCCGTTTCCGCATGGAAAATGCTGGTTACCGGCATACAAGGAAATGTAATCGCCCAGAGTCAGCGGTGGTTTACAGAAATCATTCCCAATGTAATTCACTTTCCCCGCACATCCCCGATGCGTAAATACTCCGGCCGCCTTGACCAGATTCCTGATGTGAAGGTATGGCTGGAAGAAAAAGAAGATCAGACCTATGCGGCGCTCAATCGTTCTAACTTCTATTCCGAGGCCAACATGATGATTGCTGATGCTTCTTCTATAGGCACCGCCCACATGTTTACTGAAGAATATCTTACCAAGCAGAAAATAAACTTTCTCTGTATGAATCCCGGTGAATGCTATATAGGCAAGAATCGCTATGGAGAAGTGGATACGATGTTCCGGAAATTCTCCATGACTGCCAGGGAAGCCGGTCAGATGTTTGAAGTCTCTAAAATGGATCCTGGCTTAAAGAATGCAGTTGAGAATGCTCCCAACTCCCTTTACAATTTCATCCATGCAGTATTTCCCCGCGACGACATTGAGATGTACTTTGGCAAAGACGGCCGATATCAGCCCAAACTTGGCACCAACAATATGCCTTGGGTATCCATGTATATTCAGGGTGGCAATACTTCGATCAGTTCCGCCCAGTCTCCATCATCTGGCGGTGCATCGTTATTTGTCCTAAAACGCTCCGGCTACAGATTTGACCCATTCATCACCTGGCGCTGGTCGATGAATTCAGAAGAGCTCTACGGCCGCTCTCCAGCTATGGATGCAATCGTCGATATATTCCGGCTGAATGTTATGGGGAAAACCATGTTGCTTGCTCGTCAGAAAATGGTCGAACCGGCCATGTTGGTTCACGAGAAATTTCGCAACCGCCTCAAACTTAATCCTCGCGGTGTCAACTACTATAGTGCCGGTCGCAGTCAAGAAGAAATGATTAAACCCATCCAGCAGGGTATCCAGATTGGTGCGGGTACGGATGGCGAAGATCGCATAACAAAAATAATCGAGAATCACTTTATGACTCCTTTCTTTACCATGCTGTGGAAGGCGGCCATGGAGGGTTCCCAGTTATCTGTTCCCCAGGTTCTTGAAATGATGGGTGAGAAGGCTTCTATCATGATGCCGGTACTCGAACGCATGGAATCTGATTTCCTCAGCCAAGTAATTTCTACAACTGATATTATCGAAACCGATGCCGGCCGCATGCCGGACATTCCTCCGATTCTTCAGGAATATGCCAGTGGTTTAGAAATCCC